GACGAGATGTGCGGACTGGTGGCAGGCGGCGGTTACGAGGGGCCGGGACGTTCGCCGGACCGGGCCGATGCGCTGGTATGGGCGCTGACGGAACTGATGCTGGTGAAGCGCGCCGCGCCGCGGGTGCGGTGGATTTAGGGTGGCCGCGTTTACCGGATAGCTGTGCGGCCTTTAGGAAAGCACCGCCCCGGAACAGGTCCGGGGTGACTGGTTTGCAAAATCGGTCCTACTTCCGTCACCCCGGACCTGTTCCGGGGTGGTGCTTACTTGTGGGGCAGCGGCGGAAAACCGTGTTCTTCCGCAAGATCGATCCAGTCGGGATTGTTCTGTTCGATGACGTTGAACTTCCACTGGCGGGGCCAGCGTTTGATCGTCTTTTCGCGAGCGATGGCATTCTCGATATCGTCATGCGCTTCGAACCACACGAGCCGTTTGATGTCGCGCTCGCTCGTGTAACCTCCGAAGGTGTCGGCGCGATGCTGGTGGATCCGCGAAAGGAGATCTGACGTTACGCCGGTATAGAGCCGCCCGCGGTAATGGCTGGCAAGGATGTAGACCGTCGGTTCGAACGTTCGCATCGTGGATTAGTGAAAGAAGCACCGCCCCGGAACAAGTCCGGGGTGACGAGGCCGGAACACGTCCGGGGTGACGGAGCCGGGACGCGTCTGCGTTGCCCCGCCCTTACCCGCGGCCGCGGAGGGTGCGCAGGAGGGCTTTGAGGCCGGCGCCGAGGCGGCTTTCGTCTCTGGTGCGGTCTTCCTGGCGTTTGAGCTGGCGGGCCATGTGTTCGTGGCGGACCGCGCTTTCGCGCAGGCGGCGGGCGACGTCGGGATCGGTATGTTCGGCGGCGAGGCGGCGGGCCTGCCGGGCGAGCTGGAGATAGTAGATTGCATCGCGCGGAGCGCCCGCGGCGCGGTCTTCCCCGCATTTGTCGGCGCGCACGAAAGCCAGGCCCGGACCGGGCTGGTGTGTGCCATCGAATCGAGACCGGTGCGCCATAGCCGTACCTTGTGACCCATTGCGGGGCCGCCCTCCATCGCGGACCCGTCACCGTACCAATTCCGCACAATTGTGGGCTGCGCCCGTGCTGCGCGGCCCCCGCATCCGGAGAACTACCATGAGCTTTCTCACCAGCCTCGTCTCCGCCTTCAAGGGCGGGGGCGGCGCCCGCGTGCCTGTATCGCGCGGGTTCGTTTCGCCCTGGTCGCACTGGGGCGCGACCGCTTTCGATGGCGGGCCGCCGGGACGCAGCCCCTTCGATTATGCCCGCGAAGTCGGCGAGGCCTATCTTGCCAACCCCGTGGCGCAGCGCGCCGTGCGGATCGTGGCGGAAGGGGTCGGCAGCGCGCCGATCGCCTGCGCGGACGAACAGCTGGCGGCGCTGATCCGCTGTTCGTGCGGCGCGCAGCCGCTGCTGGAGGTGCTGGCCGCGCAATTGAGCCTGCATGGCAATGCCTATGTCCAGATCGTGAAGGACGGCAGCGGCGTGCCGGTGGACCTGTTTCCCCTGCGGCCCGAGCGCGTGCAGGTGGTGGCAGGCGAGGACGGGTGGCCCGCCGCCTATCGCTATATCCTAGCCGACCGGACGATCACCCTGCCGCTGGAGGACGAGGACGGGTGGCCCTGTGTCATCCATCTCAAGGGCTTTCACCCCAGCGACGATCATTACGGCGCGGGATGCCTGGCCGCCGCCGCGCCCGCCGTGGCGATCCACAATGCGGCGAGCGAGTGGAACCGCGCGCTGCTGGCCAATGCGGCGCGACCGAGCGGGGCGCTGGTGTACGACGGCGGCGATACGGGCGGACTGACGGGCGAGCAGTTCGACCGGCTGAAGGCCGAGCTGCTGGCCGCCTATCAGGGCCACGGCAATGCGGGTCGACCGATGCTGCTGGAAGGCGGGCTGGACTGGAAGGCGATGAGCCTGAGCCCTGCGGACATGGATTTCGCCACGCTGAAGGCGGCGGCGGCGCGCGACATTGCGCTGGCGTTTGGCGTGCCGCCCATGCTGCTCGGCCTGCCGGGCGACAATACCTATGCCAATTACCGCGAGGCCAACCGGGCGCTGTGGCGGCTGACCCTGTTGCCGCTGGCGGGCAAGATCCTGGCCGGTCTGCATAGCGGGCTGGCGGACTGGTTTGCCGAGGCGCCGAGTGTCGATCTCGACCGCGTGCCCGCGCTGGCGGAGGATCGCGAGCGGCTGTGGACGCAGGTCAGCGGGGCGAGTTTCTTAACCGATCTGGAAAAACGCGAGCTGTTGGGGCTGGCGACAATGGAGAATGGCCGATGACGCGGGAAGACATGCTGGCGCGGCTGATCGCGCAGGCGGGCCACGAGGGCGGCGAGCTGATCACGCTGCGCGCCATCGTGGAGGAAGCGAGCGAACTGGGCGCGAACCGCGTGCTCGACCGGCTGGGCCTGGGCGATCCGTCGGCGCAGGAGGACATCGACGAATTGCGCGAATTGCTGGGCGCCTGGCGCGATGCGAAGGCCAGCGCGTGGAAGGCGGCCGTGGACTGGCTGGTCAAGGGCGTACTGGCGCTGCTGCTGGTCGGCATCGCCGTGCGGCTGGGCGTGGGGGACATGCTGTCGTGACCCCGGAACAGGTCCGGGGTGACATTCCGGAACAGGTCCGGAGTGACAGGGCGGCACCGGTTCTGCGCATTGCCGGTTATGCGGCGTTGTTCGACCGGCCCGATGGCGCGCGCGACACGATCCGGCCCGGGGCCTTCACGCGCACGCTGGCGGAACGCGAAGGGCGCTTTCCTCTATACTGGCAGCACCGGCCCGAGCGCCGCATCGGCTGGGTGGAGATGGCGGGCGAGGACCAGCGCGGGCTGCGGATCATCGCCAGCATCGACAATCCGGACGGGCGCGCTGCCGTGCTGCTGCGTCGGCGCGCGGTGAGCGGCCTGAGCTTCGGCTACCGTGCGCGGGCCTATCGCCACACACCGCAAGGCCGCGAGCTGGCCGAGATCGATCTGTTCGAGGTGAGCGTGGTGACGCATCCGCTGCAACACGGGGCGCGCGTGCATTTTTTATCTGCGCCCTCAACCGCCGGGCGCGAGCCATCCGGCTCGCTTGGCTTCGCGGCATAAGCCGCGGCGGCCAGTCGGCTTTGCCTCGCCGGGGCTCGGAACTTTTTCCATTTTGCCACCTCGCGATTGATCCGGGCCGGAGGAGGTCCGGCAAGCACGGAAGTGCACCTTTGGTGCGCTGTCAAAGGCCACCCGCACGTGCGGCCGCAGCGGGTGCAGCTTGCTGCACGTCCAGCGAGGACGAACCCGGATGCGGGTTCGAAACACCAAGAATCCACCCTGAGAAAAGGAACATCTGATGGACGTAACTACGCCTGACCAACCCACCGCTACCGCTACGCCCCTCGACCCCGCCGAAGCGAGTTTCGACATCGTTGCGCGGCAGGAGAGCACCGAAGCCGCGCTGGCGGATCTGCGATCCGACCTCGACCGGGTGAAGGCGCGGATCGGGCGGGCGGCCCGCCCTGCCCTTGGCACCGGCGACGAAGCGGCACCCGAAGTGAAGGGCTTTGTCGATGGCTACCTGCGCCGCGGTGCGACGCAGGAAATAAAGTCGATCACAGCGGGCGTGCCGGGCGATGGCGGCTATGCCGTGCCGCGCCAGATCGATGCGGCGATCGCCCGCCAGCTGACCGAGATCAGCCCGATCCGCGCCATCGCGCAGGTCGTGCAGACCGGCAGTGCGGATTATCGCAAGCTGGTGACGCTGGGCGGGACCGCGAGCGGCTGGGTGAGCGAGAGCGCCGGGCGGCCCGAAACCGCCACGCCCAATTTCAGCGAGATCGCGCCGCCGACGGGCGAGCTCTATGCCAATCCGGCGGCAAGCCAGGCGATGCTGGACGATGCGGGCTTCGACCTCGAAAGCTGGCTGGCGAGCGAGATCGGGCAGGAATTCGCGCGGGCGGAAGGCGCGGCCTTCATCAACGGCAGCGGCGTGAACCAGCCGCGCGGGTTCCTGGCAGCACGCATGGCGGAGGAATTCGACGAAGATCGCCCCTTCGGCACGCTTCAGTATATCGCCAGCGGGGATGCGGGCGGCTTCGGCGCGGAGCCCGATGCGATGCTGATCGACCTCGTCCACTCGCTGAAGGCCGGGCACCGGCAGGGGGCGAGCTTCGTGATGAATTCGGCCACGCTGGCAGAAGTGCGCAAGCTGAAGACGGCGAACGGCGCGTTCCTGTGGCAGCCGGGTATGGTGGACGGCCAGCCCGACCGCCTGCTGGGCTATCCCGTGGTCGAGGCGGAAGACATGCCCGATATCGCGGCGGGCACCTGCCCCATCGCCTTCGGCAATTTCCGCCACGGCTATCTGATTGCCGAACGCAGCGCGACACAGGTGCTGCGCGATCCCTTCACCAACAAGCCCTTCGTCCATTTCTACGCCACCAAGCGCGTGGGCGGGCAAGTGCTGGATAGCAATGCGATCAAGCTGCTGAAGATTGCCGTGTGATCGCCCTCGCCCGCGCCGTATCCCCTGCGGCGCGGGCACCCTTTCCTGACAATCGGGACGTGTTTTTCATGACACCAGACCTATCCGGCCAGCCTCTGGCCGACCTCAAGCAGTGGCTGGCGATCGGCGCGGCGGGCGAGGATGCGCTGCTGCTGCGCCTGCTCGACACGGCGTGGCTGATATGTGCGCGCTTTACCGGCCACGGCGCGGCCGAGTGGAGTGCGCTCGACGAGGCGCTGCGGCACGGAATCGTGCGCTTTGCCGCGCATCAATATCGCGAGCGGGACGAAGGCACGGCGCCCCTGCCCGCAGCCATCGCGGCGCTGTGGCGGCCGTACCGGCCGGTGCGGCTGTGACGTTCGCCGACCTGGCGGAGCGGCTGACCCGCCGCGCCGCGGCACATGCACGGCGGCGGGGGCATGACTGGTGGCACCGCGCCGACCTGCTGTGGCCCCTCTTCACCAACAGGGAGCGCTAGATGGAAACCGCCCTGCGCAGCGCGATCGCCGGCTGGCTGGCGAGCGATCCGGTCCTGTCCGAGCACGTGAACGCCATCGCCGAGGAAGCCCCGGCGGCGACCAGCCCGCCTGCCATCGCCATTGCCGCCAGCGCCAGCACCGACTGGTCGACCAAGACCGCCACGGGGCGCGAGGTGCGCGTGGCGCTGGAGCTGGTCGGGCGCGGCGACGATCCCGCCGAAACCGCGGCGCTTGCCGGCCGCATCGAACAGCGCATCGCCACGCTGACACCGCAGCAGGCGGGTTTCCGCGTGGTGGTGACCCGCTTCCTGCGCAGCCGCGTGGAGCGCCGACGGCGCAATGGCCGCGCGGTGCTGCTGGAATTCGCCTTCAAACTCATCGCAACGGAGTAATCGACATGACAGCCCAGAAAGGGGCGGCCTTCCTGCTGAAAATCGGCAGTGGCGGCGCGCCCGTTACATACGAGGCCGTCGCAGGCCTCAGGACCACGCAAATGAGCGTGAACGGCGACACGGTGGTCGTCACACACAAGGAAAGCGGCGGCTGGCGCGAACTGCTGTCGGGCGCGGGGACACGGTCAGTCTCTGTATCCGCCAGCGGAATTTTCCTGGGATCGGATGCCGAGCACGCGATCCGCAACCACGCACTGGCCGGAACCATCGACCAGTACGAGCTGAGTTTCGAGGACGGCGCGAAGATGCGCGGCCGCTTCCTGGTGCAGCGACTGGACTATGCGGGCGATTTCAACGGCGAGCGGACCTATTCGGTGCAGCTCGAAAGCTCCGGACCGGTGGTGCCGTCATGAGCAATGCGGCGAGAGGCGAAGCGGCGCTGACGATCAACGAGAAGGCCTGCCTGCTCCGCCCGAGTTTCGATGCGCTGGTGCAGGCGGAGGAGGAACTGGGTCCGCTGTTCGATCTGGTGGAGCGTGCAGGCGCGGGCAAGCTGCGCCTGACCGATATGGCTGCGCTGTTCTGGCATTGCCTGGCCGAACGCGGGGATCTGACGCGGGAAGCCTTAGGCGAAGCGGTCGTCGCACAAGGACTGGCCGCATCCACGAAACCGCTGCGGATATTGCTGGGCGAAATCCTGAAGGGACGGGTGTGACGTCGCCCACCCACGATCCCGGCCGCAAGCAGGGGCGAAGTTCGTGAGCAAGCCCTTCACCAAGGGGGCGCTTCGGCTGGCGGGGCTGGCGGCCACGCATCTGGGGTGGAGGCCCGGTACGTTCTGGCATGCCACACCATCAGAGCTTGCCGCCTGCCTTGCCCCGCCCGCGCCTGCCGGAAGCCCGCCCACACGCGCCGAGATTGCCGCGCTGATCGAAAGGGATGCCCATGGATGACGAGATCGAGGAAATGATCGTGGCGGTTCGCGCGGATACGCAGGCCTTCGGAGCGGACATGCGCGCCATGCGAAGCACATTCGATGCGACCCTGCTGGACGGCTTCGACCGCGCGGGAACGGTGCTGGAACGAGGGTTGCTGTCCGCGATCCGCAAAGGCAGCGTCGGCTTCGACGATCTGCAACGCGTAGCGGCGCGTGCGCTCGACCAGATTGCCGCGCAGGCGCTGCGGCTGGGGCTGGACGAAGTGTTCGGCGGCGGCGGTAGCGGCGGCGGATTTGCCGGCTTGATCGGTACTGCGGCCGGGGCGCTGTTCGGCCTGCCCGGCCGTGCGACCGGCGGGACCGTTTCGCCGCAACGACCCTATCTGGTCGGCGAGCGGGGGCCCGAACTGTTCGTGCCCGCAAGCGCCGGTCGGGTGGAAGCGAATGCGGGCACCGACACGAGCCGCGACGTAAAGGTTTCGATCGCCATCGCCGCACCGCGCGGCACCACTGCGCCGGTAGCGATGCAGCGCAGCGCGCGACAGGTCGCAAGCGCGGTTCGCCGGGCCCTGGGCACTTAGCCTTCGGCAACGGACACCCTCCCCCAAACGAGACGCACCGCCCCGGACCATGCCCGGGATGACGGCACGCTATTCACAGGAGTTTCGCAATGAGTTTCTGGCTTGCCCGCAAACCCAGCGGGCAACATTCCGATCACATCCAGCGGTTCGATCCGCGGTTCTGGACGGTCAATTTCCCGCGACCGATGATGGCGAGTGTCGTCACCACCGCGGCCGACGCGCTGCGGGTGGAGTGCAGCTTCCACCACGAGGGCGAGCTGGCCGGACTTATCTGGGAGAGCGAGGATACGCTCGACCACCCGCTGCTGGCGTATGAAACGCGGTCCGATTACGCACATTGCGTGCTGCGTTTTCGCTGGCGCAGCGGCGCGGTGCTGGCGCTGGACGTGCCGCATGGTCCGACGCTGACGATCGAGGGCCGCGATGCAGAAGGCAGAAAACGGGCCTGGTATGTGCGCCTGTGGAACTATGCCAGCGGTTCGCCGACCGATGCGCAGATCGAGCTGCGGTTTTCCGAGCTGGAATCGGGTTTTTCCCTACCTGGCGAGGCGATCCATCCGCATGATATCGAGCGCATGTTCATCAGCCTGGCCCCGCAGGGCTATGTCGAGGGTAGCGAGGCCGTGTTGCCGGCACGCGTGGATGGCTGGGCCGAAATGTCCGCCATAGGGTGCGAAGGCGCAGGCGCCATGCTGGCCATCGGCGACGTGCTGATCCCCGCGCATGGCGAACAGATCGCCACCGCCTATGACGACAGTTTCAACCAGACCCCGGCGCGACTACTACGCAGCGCCGAAGGCCTCGGCTATCGCGGACGGATCGTCCATTATGTAGGGATGAGCCATTATTTCCGGCTCGAGCCGCTGGGCGGCGGTCATTACGTGAGCCTTGCCGGCGGGGTGTTGAACGAACCCTG